GAGAGAGGATCCTGCTACTTGAAGTTTTCTAACTTCATTCTCATCCATGCGTAAAACGTGCGTTACTCTTGGTGAAGTAGCTAAATCAGTTGCAGAATAAGGAATAATTAAGTCTTCAGAGGGAACAAATTTAGAAACAGCTCTATTTTTTGTTGTATCAAAGTACACTTTTTTAAAAGTAGAACCAGATAAAGGTAAATAAAATAACATTTGATCAGTATCAGGATCAAACTCCTCCATGATTTCAGTAATCTGATAGTTCATGAACTCTTTGACTCTGTTAGCCTGACTTTGTTTTTCTGTTGTTTCAACTCCTAAAACTTTAGTACGAACTGGACCACCCGCAGGTAGCATTTCTTTATACGCTTGAGCTTGAAACTGTGTTACTGATTCTGAAATTAAAGGATGCGTTACTCCAGAAGCACCTTGAAAAGGTTCGGTTCTTTCTTGATATTTTATTCCAAGTAAATCTAATCCTTTTGTATAAGCTTCTCGCCACTCGGAACTTGATTCTAGATCATCTTCATACTTTCCTCTTAAATCTGAAGATATTTCACCCAAAATAGAATCACTTAAAACTTCCGCTAAATTAGCTTCATGGTCATATTCTTCTGTGGCTACTTCTACCGATTCTCCTAGCATCCCCTGTAAAGCTTGAACAATGGCTCCACCTTGACCATCATCAATAACTTCTGCGCCACCTTCAAATTCTTCTACTTGAGGAACTTCTATCTCTACCTCTGGTGCAGTTTCTTCAGCCGCGCCACCTTGCATAAATCCAGAATCAACATTTACCATAATTAGTCCTTTCTTATGTGGCTCTAGGAAGCATATTTGCCAAACTGCTTATTCCAAAAGGGGAAGAACCCATACTTGCTCTAGGATAAAGTTGAGCATCTCTTTCTGGATTAAGATCTCCAAAACTAACAACACCTGTGGAATTAGACATTCCTCCCCCCATAGCATTTCTAGGAATATTCGCAAAGGGTTGAAAGCTAGGAATATTCGCAAAAGGTGGAAACCTAGGAATATTTTGATTCATTCCTCCTTGAAGAGAATCCATTTCTAATCCGGGGAAACTTTCTGAAACTAGTTGTTCTACCTTCTGACCAAAATCATTCATTTGAGAGTTCATACTTTGATTTAATTGTCTACCAATGGCCCTTTGGAGTGGTTGAATAAGACTAGCTAATCCTCCACCTCCACCGTTAGCATAATTAGGATCAAACATCATCAATACGTACCAGAGAACTTCTTACCATAAACAAGTCCACCTTGAGAAAAACCTCTGACTTTTCTTTCTTTGCTTTCAGAGTCAAATCCAGAGAACTTTTTTCTTGGATTACTATCTAAAAAACGAAAAGATTTAGCAACTGTAGCAGGAGCTTCAATATTTATTTCCCTTGATTTTTTTACTTTAGGAATGTCTTTTGGATTAATATTTTTAATATCTTTAACTTTTTCCTGTGAAGCTTTGAAAGTTAAACCATGACCCCTCTTTTTTACAGAAGCTTTAGTTTCTGGAGTTTTCTTTGTTTTAGTTTTTTTGCCAAGACCTCTTTCTTTATCTACATCAGACATTTTTGTTTTTACAACTTTATCACTTAAAGTCATTCTTGTACCAGTTATACCCGGATCCCTTTTTACGTTTACGATTTCATCAGCTTTTCTTGTAGCTTTAAAATAAGGATCAAAAGTTTCTGCACCACTTGTTGCCTTTACTAATTCACCAGATTTTTTTGCTTCACCTGGTCTGTCAGCTTTTTTCATACCTTTTCTAACATCACCAGATTCAATAAGGTTCATAGTCCTTTTAAATTCTTCTGTTTCTGTAACCATTAGTAATACTCCCTTTTTCTTGGATACCAGTTTTCATCTCTTTCGTCTTCACCTTCTAAATTGACAAAGCCACCTTGTCTGAATCTTATCAAAGCCATGGTCATGCTGTCAACATAATCATCATGATCCCCATTTGGGAAAGCAGCGCATTCCTCTATCACTTCATCCGCAAAACTCTTTTCTGGCGACCAAACCATGTTTGCTTCAAACAAAGGTGCAACTGTGTGCATTCTTGTTATCTTATCACGTCCTTTGCCCGGTGTATAGTTCATAACTGGAATCCCTGCTCTTCTCAGTTCATCTGTCAATGGCGTACCTGATGCTTTAGCTTCAATAATCACCATATCTGGCTCCCAATACTCATATTCTTCCGCAGCTACAGATTTTAATTCTGGAAAGTTCCATCGTCCTCTTCGAGCATCCATAAGAATAATATGATCTGGACCACCCTCTTCTGGATTAAAAACACCCCACGTTGTAATCGCACTATAGTCAGCTGATTCTTTTTTTGAAAAAGCTGTATCGTAACTCTGCATAACATACTTAACTGGTGGTATTTTTTCTTTTTCCCACCTTTGCCACCATTCTTTTTTAACAATCGCACCCTCTGTAGCAGTGGGTTGTTGTTGCCATTGAGCATTCCATTTGCCCACAGGTAAAGACGCTTTTACCTTCAATAAATCATCTTTATTCCAAAACTCTGGCCATAAAGGTTTATCAGAAGGCATAATTGCAGGAAACTCAATAACCTCCCACTTATCAGACATCGAATCTGAACCTTGCGCCTTGATCAATCGACCTGTTAAATCCTTCATACCCCAACGGGTCATAACAACGATAATCGAACCACCCGGTTGAAGACGTTGACGTGGACCAGATGTATACCACTCAAAAGCATTATCAAAGGCAGATTCAGATAAAGCATCCTGTTCGGAGTGCGGATCATCAATAATAAATAAATCCGCACCACGACCCGTGACAGCAGCACCCACACCCGCGGCAAAATATTCGCCCCCTTTACTTGTTTCCCAACGGCCCGCCGCCTTACTATCCGCTTTTAAATCTACCTTCGGAAAAATATCTTTAAATTTCGGTTCATCTATTAAATCTCTAACTTTTCTACCAAATCGTACCGCAAGTTCTGTATTGTGCGTAGCTTGAATAATCTTTAATTTAGGGTTCCTTCCTAAAAACCAAGCGGGCATCAAGTAACTCGCAAATTCTGACTTACTATGTCTAGGCGGCATATTCACGATTAATCGCTTTAATTTACCTTGAGCTATCAACTCTAGCTTTTCAGCAATAACCCTGTGATGCCTACCCTCAATAAAATTCTCATACACATGATGCACAAAAGGCATAAATTTGTCTTGTGCTTTTTCTCGAACTATAAGTTTTGTTTCTGCTTCCTTTAATGAGAGAATCTCTCTCAGTACATCTTCGGGTACAGTTTCTAGGTTCATGGACATAGATTCTTAGAATAGACTACCTATCCCCTTACCACTAATTGCATTGCCCAGGATCCTTGCAAAAAAACCTTGTTCTTTCTTTTTCTTTTGTTCTAGAACATTGGCTAAATTCTGAAGCGAATCTTCAGACATATCCGATCCCTGCATCAACATTTCCGCAGGTGTTCTTTCGTTTGTTGCAGTTGTAAATTCTGTTGGATATCTTGATACTTCTGGCTTGCTGAAAAAATTTGGATTAACTGTTTTTGATAAAATATCTGTAGAATATTTTTTAGCAGCATCAGAAACAGTTGCATTATTTACATTTCGTTGACCACCATTATAGGCTTGTAACGCTTTATAATAATCTCCATTATTTCTTTTAACTAGTGCTGCTAGATATTCTGCTCCAAATCTAAGGTTTTCATGAACATCATAACCTTTGCTCCAATCCATAGGTTTTACCTTATATCCAGGTTTCTTAGCTGTAGATTCTAAAACTTGTGTTAAACCTTTTTCTCCCAAGTTACCCGTGCTCGTAGGATCAAAGCTACTTTCTTTAAAAATTTGAGCAAGAAAAACATCAGGTCTAATGCCATACTGTCTAGCGTATTGAACTGCTAGATTTTTTATTTGAGCAGTAGTCATCTCACTCATGGAACTATGCCCCTGTAACGGGATCAACGTCAGAAGGAAGAGTATTGTTCTTAGAATCTTCATATAAACTCAACGCATCTATAAGCGTTTTTATCTGTTGTTGCGAATCTGTTCCCAACCCCGCTAGTTGTTCTGCGGTCAAAGGCGTAACAGGTTGTAATAACGAAGTTGATTGATACGTTGTTGGTGCTGTTACCGTAGGAGACAATGTTTGAATTCCTCCCGGTGGTACAATTTGATTAACAACGGCGTTCTGTTCTGGCAT